GGTTCAGGGCCCCACGGATCAGCCCCCCTGACCTTCTGCTTGCACAGAAGGCCAGTTTCTTCTGATCCGTGCTACGCTCAGATGCGTTTCAATAATGTTGACTAGGTTGTCAGGTTATTAACCCTGATCCTAGTTTGACGGAGAAACCACTGGGTTAGATTGGAAGATGATTTCTCATCTCCTGTCTAGGCACTATCAGAAGAGATTCCAAACCCATTTTGGAGGACTCAACCTGAGGACTTCCTTGTTACCAAGTTCATCCCGCCTATTCAGATACCTCGATTTAGGGACCAAGGTCTCCAAGCATTGGAGAAGGAGTATGCAGTATCCGGACGGGGTCCGGTTCGGCGTCTCTTCCTATATTTCTATAGGCGATTTGGTTATCTTACTTCAAAGTAGAAGGATAGGTGGCCTATTTCAGCTCCTGGTCCCTTCTACTCCTTCAAGGCCGATCTCAAGGTACTGCTGGTAGTATTCGATGAATCTGCACGCCGAGCTATTCGGGATTTATAAACCGATTCGGCGTCTCTTCTCGTTCTACCGAGCGACTTGGGTATCCTACTTCTAAGGTGGAAAACCGGACTCTGAAGTCCTTCTTGTGATCCATCCCTATTCAGGGCCGAGCTCATGATAGAGAGCGACGTGCAGAATCTCGATTCGGCGTCTCTTCTTTCCTTTCAGAAAGCGAGTTGGGTATCCTACTTCAGTGTTAAATCACTAGGTGGTCTATTTCAACTCCTGTTATGACTCAACCCTTCAGGGCCGATCTCAAGATACTAACCCCAACATCAGGGTGATGAATCCTTAGTTGGCCTCCTTCCCCTTTGCCCCAGCTGGGTCAACAGTAGCCCTAAAGGTGCTAGAATGACGGTACCAACGCTTCAGAACCTTAGATTCAGAAGAGAGACGGCTTTCGCTATCTCCCGACCTAGTCTGAATGTTCTTAGGTACTGGTAACGCCCCTAAGTCAGTTTCGATCGCTCGAATCTCTGACCAAAGGGCTTCAAGTCCGTCCCAGTCAAGGGATGAGACCTGAAGTTCTTCTAGTTTAGTACGGAGGTCCCTAAAGGTTATGACCGTATCAAGGAAGGCCGTCCTGTAAACCGTCTCATTCAGAGAGTCGACTACTTCTTTCGGAGTAGAGGACTCTATACCTGGATGCTGCGGGCTACGATCAGGCCCCCGAGGTACCGTGCCATAATGTTCGCGATCTCGGTACACTGTCCCTAGTGTCTTGGCGACCTCAATCAGAGGAAGCCATTTCTCTAAGGTTTCAAGGGCAAGCTTTCGCTCGCTCTCGAAGAACCGTGTAACGAGACCTTGAACCCGGTCCATCGTAGAACCATAAAGGGCAGTCGCCGATTTCATCGGTAACCACCCTTTAAGGCCTGCATAGGCCGGCCCAGAGGGACCGTAGAACGTAACAATGTAGTTACGAAGCCTTTTAGGCATTGAAAATAAACGTTTTGATGCATTAGCTTTCGCTTTGTATCCGTAGCCTAAAACAGACAGCGTCTGTCCTAGGGTTAAGGAATACTTTCTGATGAGTTCAAGCAGGCCAGCAAGAGATTGCCGGCCTACTACGAACTCAGCAAAAGGTACCATGCTAACGTTCTCTCCTTGTAGGAAAGTTCGTTTCGCAAATTCAAAGGTCGAGCCGTTACGCGACTCGAGGCTCTTATGAGCCCCGATAGCGACATCAGCGCGTTTCATCAACGCCAGGTACTCCTTGGCCACACTGCTACGAGCTATCACTATGTCATCTCCCAAGACGGCATAGCCCTCGTACCAACCTTTACCAATAGTTATCACGCCTGCTCTAAGAGCAGCCCATTGAACTAACGCATGATGGATAAACGCCAACATTGCCCATGAAGACAGAGCTCCCATGGGTTGCCCAGTAGCATACTCTACGTAGCCTAATTCGGAAACCAACTGTTTAGGTTGGTTCTTGCCGAAAGAGACCCGTTTAGGCGTATGATACTTACGACCAACCATGAGGCAGCCCCACAACTCCGCACCCCAACTTGTTAAGAAGGGGCTTAAGAGGATCTTTTGCAAGACCAATGGTATTCGATCAGTCGCGGACGATAAGTCAAATGAGAAGACTGGAGGTAGACGACCGTCTTTTGAACGGTTGTTTTCCTGCCAGACCCTCAGATTACGAATCGGACGCTCCTGATCAAATGTCCCATCTTGTGGAATTTGCTCCAGGAGTCCGAACACGCCCCTATGGAGCGCGTTCATTATCCATTGTGTCCATGGGTCAACCATGGCGAATACTCGGATCTTCCCAGCCGGCTCAGGTTTGAACCCAAGTTTCCCAAGCCAATTAGTTGCTTCAAAAGGGCACTTCGGCCCCGATGATGAGAGTGGAAGGGAATCCTCCCAAACCCACAACTCTTTGGCCCAGGATTCTATACGGTTCAGCACCCACGTATTACCAGTCATCTTGCACCAATTAACTAAAATTGGATAAAGCGGGCTGTGCAACCACGTGAATGCTGAACTTAGTACCGATGCGGGTGAGGTACTTTGCGCCCCTACGGGCGATTCGTACCCTCGCACCGAAGGTCCAGACTTTGAGATCACGAATGGGTTGGCTCGGAGTGACTTCATGTACTCCAATGGACCTTCCCCCTCTTCCGACCAAAGTGCATCAGTTACTGTTCCTTCCTTTTGGAACTTAGTCTTCAACACTTTGGTAAGATGAGTGAGTACGAATTGACTAAATTCGTACCCCAAAGAAGGGTCCATCCGTGTTCCGTCGGTGATTGAATTGATCTTTAATTTCCCGGGAAACTCTAATACTCGGTATAAGCCGAATAGAGTAGCCCAGAATCTTATCGTCCAAATCTCTCCCTGACGAATACGAGCTCGATGAAGAGCTGGAATAATAGAAGGACATCCACCATGCGTTCGACCGACCCGCGCCCCGAAAGGCGTTAGATCGTACAGGCGCTGGCCACCAACAAACTGTTGAAGCATTGAGGAACAAGCTTTTAAGTAAATTACTAAAAACTTGATCCCCCCTGACTTATACAACAGGTGGTAGGTTTTCAACGTAGTGATAACTACTTTGACTACTGAAAGGTTAACTCTCCGTCCCAGCAAAGCCACACATCCGAGGATATGTGGGATTGCCGGTCGCCCAAGTTTTACCTTGAGCATGGCACCAAGAGACGCATAGGAGCTTAGCAGTCGAGAATACGCACGACCAAGCGTTCGCTTGAATTGTGT